TTAGGCTGGGCAATACATCGTCTGGGAAAACCGCATGACGTCAGCCGTGCGATAAAAAATCCGGCGAGATACATGTTTGTGCGGAGGAATTTCATCGACGTGCTTGTTTGTGTACCTCCAGAAACGAAGGGTCTCTTTTGACACGCCAAGCACGGCAGCCGCCTCGTCAGCACTCAGAAATTCCCGCTGAGCAACCCTTTTGATTTCCATGCAAACCCCTTTTCGTAAAAATTGACATCCCACCGGGCTCGCCCCTGGTGTCAATTTACGCTAAATTATCTCCACACCCGCTGTCAACTGCACAAACCCAAGAGTATGTCAAGAGCATACTGTTAAATAAACCAGAAACCTAGCAAATACGGGCGTTTCCGCCCAGCCCACCCCCTGAAAAAAGGCAAAAAAAAGCCCGCCGGGGACGCGAGAGAGCCGGCAGGCCTGGGGGTGCGATGCGGGGAAAAGGAGGTAAACCCGCATCACTTGGTAAATTATAACATGCAACTATAACTAAGTGTGAGATTTAATTCCTTTTTTGCTATCAAATCAGAGCTGATTTAAGTGTATGTCTCCAATCTCGTTTTGTGGCTTAAAGCCTTTGGTTCCAGGCTTTAGCTTAATCCTGGCCTTTACTGTTTTCCCTTCGGCTTTGATGATGTCCTTCAGGGATTCCATCGGAGTCTGAGTCGCCTTGGAGATCTTTTGGATAATTGAGTTGCTGATCTTAATTGCCACCTCGTGGTTGCCGTTGCCATACAGCCTGTGCCAAAAATGCCGACCTGCGTGCTCGCCGGACATTACTTGGAGCTCCAGCAGTACCGTTTCCCCGCCACTCTTTGTTGGCTTTTGGTTAAACGACCTGAACTTGATCATTGCGTCGTGGGTTGGCATGGGTTCGGTTGACTGCGCCTTTTTGACGACAATGGTGGTGTCGATCTGTTTGCGGAATTTTCGCTTCAAGGAATTGATATGCGATTTGGCGAAAATTTGGCAAGAGCGCCAGGCTGCGGCATCTCCTGACTCACCAGGTTTTGGTCGGTTGCGCGGGTACTGCATGTCTCTAAAGTATTCATTTCCTGCGTGGTCGGTGTTGTCGTACTCAAACAGCCTGGCAGCGATCTCTGCTTCAGTTGAGGATGTGATCATTCCGCCCACGATCCTGTTCAAGTCGTAAGACCTACCTCTGGCGCCGGTGTTGCCGGTTGCTGGGCGAGCTGCGCCGGGTTTGTATTGGGACTCCAGGCCATATTTCGATTGGTATAGTTTAAGTTCGTCTACGTCTGCTGGTTTACCAGGATTGTAAAAGCTAATTGCGTGACTGTGACGATCTGGGTGAGTTGTATATACGTAGTAGCACTGGGATGGGACTCGCCAGCACGGGTCGATAGCCCTCAACAGCCTTCCGTCAAGGAACTCGTCCAGGGACTCCAGCATAGCTGCGCAGATGGTGTTGTGCTCGCCTGGGAAGTACGGTCTGGCGACTGCTATGACGATCCGGAATCGCGGTGCCTGGGGCGTGTGGCTGTGACTTGTGTATATAAAATGCTCAAGATTCATGTCCAAGAGCGCATCTTCGGCCTCTTCCAGGGCGATCATGTCGTTGTCGTACCCTTCACCAAGCTTTTGATCGATGTCGAAAATAATCAATCCCGAAGAGACGACATTATTATCATTCCTGGTCGGGAGTCGAAAAGTGGCCGGTACGAACGTCGTGGCATTCGTCTTCTCGGCCAAAATAACTGGTTTTTCGAAGTGCTTCTGGTAAAGCGCGAGCAGTGAGTCTGCCTCTTTGTTGGTTACGTATCCAGTGGATGCCGTTGTTTGCGTTGCGTATTTAATGCTCATCGTAGTTTCCTTTTTTTGTGGGCTCTCTCCGACCCATGTGCACAGTATTAAAAATGAGCAACGGTTCGCGCAAGAGTTTAGTTGAGCTTATTTGCGCTGCCGAGAGATGAGGTGAGCTGAGGTTAGCTTAACTCCGCCAAATTCAGCTTAGTTGGGCTTCAAGGGGGTTTACAAAAAGTTTTTCTGAGCCAAGATTTTATGTACTGCCCAGCCACCCCATCTACCCCCACTACTACTTCTCTTTTTATATATAAAGAGAGGAAGAGGTAGATGGGGTGGATAAGGGGGTCGGGAGGGTGCAAGGTATCCACCTTTTTTGGCTAAGAAAAACCTGGAATCACATCACGTAAAATATACCCGAATTAATTTTTTTAACTAACTTTTCACTTGGGTATTGCAACACCTTTTGCTCATTTTTAATACTAAGTACATCGGGGTGCGAGACCCCAAGAAGAAAAAGGAAAGAAACATGAATAACGCAGCACAAACAGTAGTCATAGAAAACAACAAAGATGCTCTTGCAACTGCACTGGAGCTCCGAGAGTACGCAAACACGACCAGGCTTATGTCCATCGACGGCAACGTCCTGGACGCGATTTCCGTGGCTTATAAAACAGCCTCGGGCCTACACAGTGCTAACGACGGCCAGATCACTAAATCGATTTACACAATGTCTAAGCTCGCACTGGCGCTGATGATCGTGAAAGCGGACAACAGCGACAAAGCCTTTGACGCCGCTGCGTTTGAGATCGCTCGCGATGTATTCGTGTCAGGAAAAATCCAGGAAAAAGCTCAGGCCCTCGCCGATGCAACCGGTCGCACCAGAGACGCTTGCACCTCAGCTATCAACGGCAAGCTCGAATTCCTGACAGCACGGATGAACTCAAAAACCAACGCCTTGGCCGACGTCGGCATCCACCCGGAGAGCCCTGAGGCGATCAGAGATGCCATCCTTGCTGACGGCGGCAAGTACCTCATCAGCATCCCTACTGGAGAGGGCAAATCGACGCTCATTAACGAGCCCGTGCTCAGGCAATACATGGCGGAAGGTAAAAAAGTCCTGGTGATCTCCCATCGCCGCTCAATCAACAAAACACTCGCAAACCTTCCGGGCATCGTGAGCTACGACGAGTGCAACGATCCCGCCGACCTGCAAAACGCACAGGGTCTGAAAATCGTCGTCAACTCACTCACTGCATTGAAATTCAAACGCTTCATCGAGTCAGTCGACCTTGTCGTCATCGACGAAGCCTCGCAGGTGATCAGCCACGTCCTCGGCGGCGAAGTCAAAAACCGTCAGGCCGTTTGGGAAACCTTGAATTTTGTCGTCAAAAACACTGCAAACGTCATTTTGAGCGATGCTGACATCGACGCTCGCTGTGCAGAAATGATCGGGGCTGGATACAAGCTTTTTAGGAAGCCTGCAGCTCACGCTGGCATCACCGTCCAGACTGGCGATATCAATCACGTCAGGGCCCTGGCAGTTGAGTCGGCGCGCCGTACAAACACCCTCATCGCATGCGATGCTGTTAAAGAAGCCATGGCGCTCGCAAAGGCCATTGAAAAACAAGGTGGGCCAGCTGCCCTGGTGATCACTGCCGACAATGCGATGTGGCCTGAACAAGCTGCATTTATTGCTAACCCGAACTCGACTACACATCAGGTGGTGATTTACAGCCCGGTGATCACCTCTGCGTTGTCGATCACCTCCGGTCACTTCAAGGCGCATTACGGCATCTTTCAGGGCCAGGTAGTGCCGAGTGATGCCATCCAAATGCTCCGCCGTGACCGCACGGCTACGAGCTTTACGGTGGGCATTAAGCAGCCTGGCTACAGCAAAACCGAGGCGGTAGAGGCAAATTACAGGGTTAAGCCAGTATCAACGGATAACCTGCTCGCAACCGTGAGCTTTAACGGCGGCGAGCAAGCCAAAGCCGAAACCCTGGTGCGATCAGCGCTCGATGATATGCAATTCCAGTTTCTCGAGTATACCCATCGCAAAAACGAAGCCTGGTTGCGCGACCACATCCAGAGCACGTTGCCTGCCAGCCTACTTGCTCGCGGGTTCAGTGTCGAAGTCCTGGAGCATGATGACGACCTTTCCCTGACTGGATTCAAGGCTGACAGCCAGGCAAGGAAGGCGGTTAAGCGGCAGGTCGCGAAGTGCGTAAGCCTGGCAACCAGCGCTGACGAGTCGACTGCGCAGCGAGTTCGGGATCACGGCTCAGAGAGCGAACAGGAATACCTTGATACGTTACGTGCGAGAGCAATTAAAGTGATGAAGGTCACTACCTTTAACACAAACGATGCAATGGTCTGGGGCCAGGGCGAAGGAGAGTCCAAGATCAGGCTGTATCGCAAGCTACACAACCACGGCGAGGCTTTTCCCGGACGCTGCGCGACAAACACTACAGACGAAGATGCGACTGCCGATGAAGTTGCCGCCAGGGTCATGGCACTCCTTAAACCCGCTTTGATCATCATGTCTTACAGCAGCGCATGGACGGGAGATGAAAGTGTCGCGCTTTTTAACAGCCTTGACGCTATCCGCAAGGACGTTATCAAAACCGGCATCCGCATTAGCGCTGCCAAAAGTGATCAAGCCAAGAAAGCTGACATCACCAAAATTTTCAGTCAGTTCGGACTTTCGATCAAAAAACACGAGACCACGAACAAACAGTTTTTCTACACGATTCGCCCCAAGTCGCTTACTCAAATGACCCGCTACATCTAATACACCAAGCGCCAGGGACGGCGCGCAATATACCTCAAATAAATATCTTGCCAAATCTGAAAAATAATTGTTGATTCACCTAAAGCTCATCCAGATAATAAAAGAATAAGAACTAAAAAAGGAAAAGATTCATGAGCGCTTTTATAGACCTTGCAAACGCCTCCATGACTGACGAAATCGATATGACTGAAGTCGACGAAGTCAGAAACTGCTTGCTCAAGCCCTGGGGTTTCAGGGAGCTCGACAGAAACCACCTACGCAACATCGCAGAAACCTGCATCCACGCATTACACAAGGTCGAATGGAACGAGCACAACGCCCAGCGCTATAACAACAAAATTGTGACCCGCGACGAGGTTGTTTTTCAGCCCGCCTTGCCACCAGTCCCGAAACCTTACAGGAGCTGGCCTGAAGCCTACATCATGATTTTCGGTGGACTACAGGACTGCGAGTACGAACCGAAAGAATCAAAATTCAAGTATGTGACCGAGCACACATACCAACCAGATTCTGTCGACCCTAACAACCCAAAAATCGTATTCGAAATCAAGGGCGTCATCCCAACTCTCGTCGACGCGAAGAAATATAGGTCAGTCGCAGAGCAAAATGGCATTTACATTATCTTTATCTTGCAAGAAAAAGATATCATCTGCCCCTGGTCGAGGCCAAGAACTGACGGAACCAGGATGACACTTGAGCAATGGATGAAAAAAGAAGGCTTTGATTACTGCTACCAGGGCGAAGAAGAAGCCTTCCGCGCAACGGATAAGTACAAAAGGCTTGTAGCCACCTTCGGCAAATAACCCACCCCACCCAGGCAAGACGCAAAGAACACAAGGGCCACGACGGCTCTTTTTTTTTCGCCCAATCTTCGCAAACAACCTTTGCGCACAAACAAAGCTGTTAAAGTGTTACAATGTCTGCATAAAAATAATAATAAGAGCACGACATGCGAAAAATCCTGGGGATTGATCCTGGACTCTCTGGCGGTCTATCAATTATTGACGAGCGATTTAACTTAATTGCTTGTATCCAAATGCCAACCTGCTTTGTTGACGGCAAAAAGCGTCGGGTAGACCCGCGTCCCATTTTTGACTTTATTGCGCAGCACGAGCCAGAGCTGGCTGTTGTTGAGCTGGTAGGTGCCAGGCCTGGCCAGGGTGTGACTTCGATGTTCAGCTTCGGTGATGCCTTCGGTGCTGTCAGGGCTGTCGCGGAGTGTCTGTGCCCTAATGTGAGGTATTCCAGGCCCCAGGAATGGCGTGGGTTCCAGGCTCTGTCAGGGCTCTCGAAAGAGCAGATAGCTGAAGTAGCTTTTGAGGTTTTCCAGGCCAAGGAAATATATGGCAAGCCTCGTGGCGGCAAGCGTGCCGTGCGCGACGGTATATCCGACTCCCTGATGATCGCCAAGTTTGGTGTTCGGTTCCTGGAGTAACGAATGGCGCGTCGAACTTCACTGACAGAAAAGATCATCAAAGATCTTGAGAAATACATCATGCAGACCACAAGTATCCGTATCGCTTGTGGGTGTGCCGGCGTGCCTGTATCAACATATTTCTTTTGGCTAAAACAGGCGCAGGAAATTTCTGACAGTGACGTAGATGAGTCTGACTTAGCCAAGGAAGATCTGCTGCTCCTGGAATTACTAGAGCGCACAGAGATAGCTAAAGCAAAGTCTTGTAAGCCAGCAATTGATACGGTGATGCAAGCCATTAAAGAAGGCGATGCCAACCAGGCTGCACGTCTCCTATCGCGCAGAATGCCAGAGGAATTTGGCGATTGGAACCGCAAGGAGGTCACGATCCGACAGGAGACCACCGAGGAATCAAGCACCGGCATCGCCCTGATCCCATCGATGGGCGCAGACAACGACCTGGATCAACTCCTGCAACAACAATCCGACGCTCTGCAGCTAGCAAAAACAAAAACAAGCGAGCTCAGCTGATGATCAAGCAACGCACCCCCTTTGACTGCGGTATCGCCACGCTGGCCAACGCCCTGGGCATTACCTACGAGCAATCACTCGACCACTACGGCGCTGACAAGCAACGCAGCGGCGTAACCATTCAGCATACTGCGAGCATACTCTTCAATCTCGGCTATGCCCCCGTGTATACCGCATTCCCCGGCTTCGTCAAAGCCAGCGGCATCGACATGAGCACGGCACATCCAGACATCCTGGAACGGCTCGGCCACCCCGCAATCCTGCAAGTCCTAACCCCCTCCGGCGTCCTTCACCAGGTCTTTTTTGACGGCAAAAACATCCACGACCCAAGCCCCTCCGTCGAGGGCCTTCGAAGCGTTAGTGAGTACGAGTGTGTCGATGCGGTGATCCTGTACAAGCGGATGCACACGGGCGGTGCGATTTCCAACTATTTTGTCGTTATGGGGGATGGTTTGTGATCAAAACCAACCTGGCGCTTGTGCGCAAACAGGCTGTTCCGTGTGCGGTACGGGGAGGTGCTTTGTGATCCGTATCTGGGACATTAGAACCGGAAAGGTGTGCTTATGAGCTCTGCTGGGAACATTAGGCATATCGCCAAAGCTGTCCGGAATGTCCTGTGGGAACCGATCCCCGGCGCAGGTGGTGGGCTCAGCTCGCAGGGCATGCTGCTCATCACTGGACAACCTCGAAATCTGGTCAAGGAGGTGCTGTTCCATGGCTCACGTGGCAACGGGAAGTCTGAATGTCTGCTGATGGCGTTCGGACAACACGTCGGCCAGGGATGGGGTAGCTACTGGCGTGGCGTGATCCTGCGTCGTCAGTTCTCATCGCTGAAAGACCTGATCGTCAAGAGTCACAGGCTTTTCCCGAAGCTCTTCCCTGGTGCTACGTACAACAAGTCGATGCGCGAGTGGACTTTCCCCACTGGAGAAGTCCTGATCTTCGATTACATAGAGAAGAAAGAGCAGTATGAGGCGAAATTCCATGGCCAGGAATATAGCTTTATCGGGTGGGATGAGCTCACGACTTGGGCGACCGACGAAATTTATGAGTCGATGATGTCGACACTGCGGACGTCTTATCAGCCCACCAAAGCCCAACCGCTAATGCCGCCCCTGCAGGTACGCAGCACAACTAACCCCTGGGGGATCGGAAAAAGGTGGGTCAAGGCCAGGTTTATCGACGGCAAAATCAGTGGCCAGATTGAGTACAAAAATGGGCGTCGGGACAAGTGCGCGATCTTCGGTACTGTTTTTGAGAACCCCCACCTGGACGATGAGTACAAGGCTTGGCTGCGGACGATCAGTGACCCGGCGAAGCGTGCGTCGTGGTTACTGGGTGACTGGGAGGCTGTAGACGACACTGCCATGTTTGCGGCGCTGTGGAAAAAGGATGTGTTGCTCATGCAGCCTTTTGTTATCCCGGCGCACTGGAAAGTCGAGCGCTCTTTTGACTACGGCCAATCCACGCCATTCTGCTGCCTCTGGACTGTCGAAGCAAATGGCGAATCCGTCCTGGTCAACGGGAAACCGTTTTGTCCGCCCAAGGGCTCGATCATTGTCGTCGGCGAGGATTACGGCACCCCACTCAACCCTGACGGAACACAGCAGAAGCGCGACCTGGGCCTTTTCCTCAGTGCCGGCAATATCGGCAAACGGCTCAAGCAGCGCGAGCTCAAGCTCCAGGAAAGCATCCTTAAGAATCACCCAAAGGTCACGCCAGGCCCTGCGGACAATCAAATTTACAACGGCTCCAAGGTTGATCAGGGCAATGCACCAACCGTTGCCAAGGATCTGGCTGCAGAAGGCATGACGTTCGTGAACTCCGACAAATCGCCAGGCTCAAGGGTGACAAGTGCCCAGCTGATGTTTGGTCGTTTGCAAGCAACAATTGAGCAAGATCCGAGCAAACCTCACATCTACTTCTTCACTAACTGCAGGTTCTTGAATTCGTCAATTCCTGAATTGCAGCGAGATGAGGATCAATTAGATAGCGTCGCTAAGTGCGGGGATGACCATGCCTGGGACGCCCTGGCATACAGGCTGACGTGGAAACGCCCAGTAACCTCAGTACAACAAGGTATACGTTAAACCAACGCGCTCATCTCTCCGGGGCTGAGGTTGCGGTTATCGATCCAGAATTTTGACGACAAATACTTTGCAGTCAAACGTCTCTTGGTTTCCTGGTCGCTGATTTTGTACATAAAGTCGTTGCGGATTTTGGTTGCCCACGCGATCTGTTTTTCTGAGCCAGTCAAATCAGGGATTGCGGTCAGCTTAGGCAGCCAGGCTCTCGGATCAAAACCGATACCTGTTTCCATGTCGATCCACCGGCCATTAACTTTTTCCGGCATATCTGCGTCCGCATACCAAAACTTAAATGCAGCAAATACGTTCATATGCTCTCCTTTTATTTTGTCTTGCCTTAATTATCTAAAAAGAGACCAGGGCATTTCAAGTCGCGAGCAGCAAAAACATGTAAAATATTTGCAAGCCATACAATAATAAAAATAGGCACTTATATATGTCAGTCAGTCAACGCACCTTACGCTGCCAAAAGTATTATGACGACCGCGAATTAATTAGGGCTGTCAGGGGCGGCACTGAAGCACTTCGCAACGCTGGAATAAAATATCTCCCAAAAGAGCCTGGTGAGTCCGCTGATTCGTATAAACGGCGCCTGGCCCGCTCATTCCTCACAAACTACACAGACAAAACCGCTAAGAACCTGGCGTCGAAGCCATTTACCAGGCCGATTGTCGTCAAAAGTGAGCGCTTCCAGGAGCTGGCTGATGAGTACGTCAAAGCGGTCGATGGCAAGGGCACAAGCCTTACCGGCCTCTCGTCCACTGTATTCGAAGATGCCCTATGGAATGGTTCAAGTTTCATAGCGGTTGACTGTGCCGTACAGGGTGGCCGGCCATACGCTTATCACCTGTCCGGCGATCACATCCTGGGCTACCGGCTTGACGAAGACGACCGCCTCACCGAAATCCGTATACAGGAAAAGGCCGTGGTTGGCGACGGCGAATGGGGAGAAAAAGAAGTAACCAGGGTGCGTGTATTCAAACGCGACGGCGAGCTGGTGACCTGGTCGCTGTATAACGAAGACGGCACTGCAATTGTGGTGGATCAGGCGTTTGCGCTCAAAGAGGTTCCGGTGGTCGCGGTGCACTCGTCGGCGGTGGTTGCGAGTGGTGAGCTGTTTGCGGCGCCGCCATTGAAAGACCTCGCTTTTATGAACTTGCAGCACTACCAGGAGAGTAGCGACCAGTCGAACATTTTGAGGATTGCCAGGGTGCCGGTGCTTTTTGCGTCAGGTGTCGCTGATGATGCTGCGATTGCCATCGGCAGTGAGTATGCGATTAAGGGTGAGTCAGGGGCTGACCTGAAATACGTGGAGCACAGCGGTGCGGCAATTGGCGCCGGGCGGGACTCGCTTAAAGACCTTGAAGCCAAGATGCAGAGCTACGGCTCGGACATGCTCGAAAACAACGGAGCTGTTGAGACTGCCACGGGCCGATCTTTGCGAGCTGGTGAGACAAACAATCGGGTTGCGATGATTGCGCTCAACCTGGCGTCGGCTGTCGAGCGTGTCCTGGGGTGGATTGCTTACTTTAATAAGGTCGCGGAGCCGGATTTTAACGTCGACATCAACACTGAGTACGGCATCAATAGCGCGCCCGAAGAGCTCACTGCCCTGGCTAATGCGAGGACGATGGGTGACCTCTCGCAGGAAGATTACCTCCAGGAACTGAAGCGCCGGGGTCTGCTGAGGAACGACTTTAGTATTTCCGACAACCAAGATCGCTTGACAACGGAGTTAACTTAACCGCCAATTGACTTTTGTGCTGTTGAGACTTAGATTGCATTCGTCATTTATTTTCATCCAAGGATACTTATGTCCCGTCTCGCAGAATTCCGCGCCCTGGAGCAACAACTAGCCGCACAGCTCGCTGAGCTGGAAGCCCTGAAAAACGACGATAGCTTGAAAAAAGAGATCGAGTTCGAGGAAAAGCTCCGTGGTCTCCTGGGCGAGTACGGCTACAGCCTGCGCAACATCGTAGCAATCCTCGACCCACAAGCTGCAACCCGTCGTGCAGCCCCTGCCCAGGCTGAAAAAAGCAGCCGCAAACCGCGCCAGGTTAAGGTCTACAAAAACCCGCACAACGGTGAAGTGATCGAAACCAAAGGCGGCAATCACAAGATCCTGAAAGAGTGGAAAGCCAAGTGGGGTAGCGACGAAGTCGAGAGATGGTTGGCTCAGTAAGACTTTTTGAGTACAAATGAAGGCCCCGCTGGGGCCTTTTTATTATCAAGGAAAACACTCATGGACGCAGTGAATAGCCAGCAGAAATCCCACCTCCAAGATTCTCTTATCCAGCTTGCTACTCGCTTCCGCGCTGCGGTGGAGCACGTAATCAGAACCTCCGGGGCACCGATGCACATCGAGCGCTTCCCACGCGCTTGCTGCGGGATTACCTCAGAACTCATGGGTGATTACCTAAATACCCTAGGCCTTGGTGAATTCGAGTACATCTGCTCAATGAAAAACGGCGCCTCCCACGCCTGGCTTGAAGTCAGCGGCTTGATCGTCGACATCACGGGTGACCAATTCCCTGGCCGGCCACCAATTTACGTCGACAAGCCAGACATCTGGTACTCCGAGTGGGAAGAAGACATCAGGCACCTGGCGGCGCATGAGAGGTCGGCATTCTTTTACCGCGAAGAGCGTCAATTTCTGACCCAGGTTCTGGAACGCATGAACCAGCAGGTCATCTCTGGCTGACAAGGGCGTGCCGGCAGTATGATGTCAGTTTGAGTGCAAACGGGCCTTGTGAGGCCCTTATCAATGGATGATGACATGCAAAAAAGCTTAGAGGCGGTTTTTTACGAGTGCGAGCATACCGGGGCGTTCGATGCCGGCCCCACTGCAGTGCTACCTATACTGCAGAAACATTATGGCGAAGCATCTGGAGCGTCGGTCTTTGTTTTGAATCATTTTTCCGGAATAAACGGATACCGTTTCAAGAGAGAGGGTAAATGGTCATTTATACCAGTTGAAAAAACGCCTCCGCGCTCTACAAGTCCCTTTCCTTTCTCAAGCCTGCTTGCAAGCAAAGATCTTATAGTTCCTCCGCTCCTACTGCCCAGGCATATGGATATGATCTGCAAGGCAATAACGGCCAGCAAGGACAACCCGAACAGCACGACAGTGGACTTTTGCTTAGCTGTAATCTACACGCCTCATGATATGGGGAGGTATTACGAATCCCTATTCAGTAAAATCGACTCCTTTAGACCGTATATTAAACACATAGACGAATGCATCAGATCTTACCTCCTTGGAAACATTTCAGTGTCTGTTTCCGGCATGATCCTAGCGGCTGAAGGAATTCTAAGAGAAATTGGTAAAAAAATAGACAGCCGTTTTTCCGGCATCACGAGCAAGGATCAGTTCATCAATGTATTGAATAAGATAGAAGATCATGTGGCAGGAGCAGCATACCCTGGCTACGAAGTTCCAAGCTTTATGCGAGAGCGTGACTACCTTTTAAACTTTGATGAGCGCCTTGCGCTAATTGATGGATTCAAGAAATACTTTTCAACTAGGCTGTATGAGAATACATTGGTTGTAAAGGGTGAAATCGACATGAACAGACACAGCGTCCTTCACGGTTTATCAATGGATTTCAACACGCCATTAAATTTTTACCGACTCTTCATCATGCTTGTATTTCTAGCATTCGTCAGCGTTATACTTGGACATAGCCGTGCCTCATGCTTTGTATCGGAAACAGAAGAATCAAAAAAGAAAAGCGATTGTTACGATGAACTGGCAGCGTTCGGAGCGATTATGAAGGTTAAATACCCTATTTAGCACATGGCCAGCAGCCACAGCAGAATCGTAACTTGCTGACGAGACATTCAATGGCCTTCCTGGCGCATTAAACCCTAGCAGAGCTCACGACTTGCGATAGTTTGCTTTCGGATCTCGTTCGCCCAGGATGGATTCCAGAATCCTTGCATCAATATCCGCACTTAATTTATCAGCCAAACTTTTGATGTGCTTGTTATATTTTTCCACATGCTCTGGCGGCAAGTAAGACACAAAATCGCCAGGGATATCGAACTCGAACTCTATGTACTTATGTTTTGTCAATTCCAGCTACCTTATTATTATTGTTTTGTTGTCAAACTTAATGGCCACCCCGCCGCACCAGGTCTTTGCATTGCTCCCTGCTTGCAAGTATTACCTCTCGGAGCTCTTCCGGATCTATGCTCATGCAGCCTCCCGGGGGTGCCCGGAGGGTTTTGAGGGAGTTAATGGCTAAGATGAACTGCTCTTCTTTTAGCTCCCAAACATTCTTTGTCTTCATTGTCCAGGAGACATGTAGCGCGGAAGTACCGGCTTGATGTGAGCAAGGAAGTCCATTGCGAACTCATGAACTTCTTCTGTCGAGTAAGTCTGTATGATATTTTCGTGCTCAATCTCAACTGTTTCAAGCTTTACGTCTTCTTCATCGAAATCATTTCTGAAGATATCGAATGAGACTGCGACATCAAATCTGCAGTTCTCGGTGTGAACGCGATATTTGACGAATGCAAAGTCACTCTCAAGCACAGGACACATGCCTCTGAAGTTCTCGGCATTTCCAAATTTTACAATACAGCCTGCCATAATAATTTTCCTTTTTGTGAGTCCTTAACTGTTTTCATTGTTGCAAATGAGCATCTGGAGACACAAGCATTATTTTCGGGTATTCCTGAAGATAATTCGCCGTCAAGCCCGAAACCCCTCTGGCACCCCTGAAAACACTGGTGGGTATATCAGACGCATACACTTAAAATAATTCTCCCCTGCCTTTTTTGCTGACAAACCTCAGCCTTGTGCCAAAGTTACAAGTATTGATATATTTGTCGACTCATTGACATCAGGGACGTGCGTAGATGCTGAAGTTAGGGAAAGTTTTGTGTTCCGCTGTGTTATCAATTGTTGTAACTGGGGCGTCAGCGGCAAATCTCTACGTCGAGGGGACTAATCCAGCCCAGATGTATGAGGTCGTCAAGCCGGTGGTTGGTGATACTGTTACACCGATCTTCCTCTTCGGAGATAACCCTCAGGAGCTCTTGGCTCACCTGGATCCCGAGGCTGTCCGCAAGGCTGGCGTAGAGCAAGCGACGTTCGATTATTACGCGAGCAAGGTGCGCCCGGAGTCCCTGGCTTACGGGGTTGTCGGGTATGCGATGGGTGGCAATGTGGTGCCTGGGAATGAGTCGATCAACAAGACATGCGCAATTGTAATGGCAACTCATGAGCAGATGCGCACCACAAGCACGATGTTCCACGAGGCTGTCCACTGCAAAAACTTCAGTGAGCTCAGGTCTGATCGCGATGCGTGGCAGCTTGCGGTGTCGATGAACAGACCGGCGCTTGGCATGACAAATCAGCAGTTCCTGTCCCTGTTCCACGAAGTGCTGGCTGCCTATGTACAGGTCGCGTATTCAGCAAATCAGGGTGTGGTGGATGGGGTTGGGATGGTGATGCGAGCAGCAAAACCAGACAAAAACACTGCGACATCCATCGGCTATCGGACGGCCCGGCACGCATTAAAGATGTGCAGCACAAAGGATGCTTGG